TATTTTCTGCATCTACTATAGCCTTGATAAACTCCTCATTCGAGATTACTCTAAAGCACTCTTTTACTTCATCTTCAATGAGAGACTTACCTTCCTCTTTGTTAACCTTGCCTTCCTGTAAAGAAGTAATGCTTGCCATCAGCTCTTCTTTTACACTATTGATAGCTTCTGTAAGGTCTGTCTTATCCTGCTGACACTGGTTGATAAGTTCCTGCAACTTGGCTCTGATTGGTGCAGGAATACCCTTGCCCCACTCAATGGAACCATCAAACTGAATACCAAAAAGGAAGTGACCTTCTGCATCTATTATTGCCTTGATGAACTCAGGAGACTCAATTTCACGGAATGGAAGAGCAAACTGGGAGACTACTTTATCCTTTGAATCACCGAACTCTTGGGCAACATTTTCCTTGTCGAACTTCTTGCTTTGAAGTTCATCAATGGCTCCCTGTGCAGTTACAGAATCAAGACCACTCTCTGTATTCTCGTATGTTACTGCTGAGGCTTGGCTTGCACCACCACTTGCGGAAATGCCCTTGATGGCTTCTTCCATCTGAGTACTGCGAGTCTGCAACAATGAAATATCTTCGTCGTTGTCGGTGATTTGCTGCTGCTTATCATCAATCTGCGATTGGAGGTCAGTGTCCTTCTCGTGAAGCTGCTTGACAGACTTGTCTACATCTTGAATCATCTGATTCAAATCCTCAGGGAGACCAGTGGCTGCTTGGATGGTTTTGCGAAGCTCTGGGTCGAACTTTTCGATGCCAAGCGTGTTGTCTGTTATCTTTTCATTTGTGACTGAGCCATCCTTGATTTTCTCGGTAGTTACAGAATCGGGAGACAACTTGGCGTTGCCGATGCTGCCATCTACTACCTGAGAAGCATCGACTGCATTGTCGGCAAGTTTGTCCTTGGTAATAGACTTTCTTGCTACCTTTTCTGTAGTTACAGACTCGTTGGCGAAATGTTTGGTCTCCAAGGATGCCTCACGAACTACTCTACCATCAACAGACTGATCGCCCAACTTTGCATTGGTGATTGCTTTCTCTTCCACCTTCTCGGTAGTTACGGCTCCATTCTGAATCTTTTCTGTGATAACAGCATCGTTCTGAATCTTGTCGTAAGAAACCGAATCCTGAGATAGTTTAGAATTATCTACAGAGTGTTCAGCCAACTTCTCTGTAGTAACGGCTTTGTCGGCAATCTGCGTAGTTCCGAGTTGGTCAGTCTTGTTGACCTTCTCGTCAAGAAGCTCCTTGGTGGATTTACCCGAACTCTCATCCTTTACATATCTGGTGTATGTCAAGGTCTCGTCGGCTGCTCCACTTACGAGCGTGTTGTTATAAACTGTTTCTTTTGCCATGTTATTTTAATTTTGCGTTATATATATATTCTCCTGCTTTCAACTCATCTGTCCAATAGTAGTAGATGTCGCCTACCTTTGTGGAGTAGAGGGATGAGGTGAGTCCTGACTGATAGAACTCTACTGGCACACGGCTGGCAAACCAGATGTATGGTTTCTCCTTGGTGGTGGTGATGTTGATAGACTTGTCTACGATGTCGCCCACTACCTTGGTAAGGTCTTCAATGTTGAACTGGCACATATTCTTTGCTGCGGTGGCTCCATAATAATAGATGTTATCATCGCCATTTGCCATGATGCTTACGTAGCCTGATACGGCTGGAATTTCTATCTTTCCATCCTTGTAGGCTTCTCTTGTGATGTCGGCTCCATCCATGATTACCTTCACCAAACCGAGGTTGAATCCTTCGGCTGGAGTAAGCGTTGCCTCATACTTCTCGCCCAACTTCAATGTGGCAGGAGTAGAGGAGAGGGTAACATCATCCAATGAGTAGACAAAGGTGCAATCTGACTGGTTCTTGGTGACCATGTAGTAACGGAGGTCGAACATGCCTACCGTCTCGCCTTGGAAGACTCCACAAGGAACCTTCACCCTATGATTGGTCTCAATAATCTGCAAGATGTTTCGCTCCACACTCTTCATGGCATAACCGTCGTAGTTCCATGATACGGCTACATTGTAGTTGCCAATGTCAAGGGTGGATGGGATATTGCACACCAGCACATTATGCTCTATGCCACCGATTGATGTGGGCACGATGATGGAATCATCGAAACAGCATTGCAGTTCTACCTTGATGTCGGATGCCTGAGTCATATCGAAGTCAACCAAGCGGTTGAACTCCTTAGACATATCCATCTTTCTGACCAAGATGTGGAGTTTGAAAGCGTTGCCTTGTACAATTTTATAAATCATATTTGATACACATTATTAATAATAGTGCAAAGATAGGTAGAAAAATTTTTGCCTATCTTTTATCCGTTTATTTAGGTGGGATATTTTTTAGATTAAGCCCTTCCAGCGGAGGAACTTGCGCTTGCGGCTTTCCTTGCCTTTCTTGCTCTTGCAGTTGGTATGGTAGACACAATCCTTGAAGAGGTCTCTGACCTTCATGTCGTTGTCTACAAGTTTGGTCTTCTTGAATGCCTCGAAGAGTGAGCGGTTCATAATCATGAGGTTGCCCTTCTGCGTAGGAAGGACGTAGAAGATTTCACCATTGTTCTTCTTGGATGCGTAGTCTGCCTTAGCCGTAGCTTGGCGGTACATGATTTCGCACTTGATGCGCTTGAAAATCTTTGTTACTTTCATAATCGTAATTATTAATTTGAAACTATATGATGGTTGCTGCCGAAACAGAAACCTTTCTTCTCATTACTCTTGCCTGATTCTGAATCATCTTAGGCATTTCCATTTCGTTAAAACAGATGTGGAGTCCGATGGCTCTGGTCATGAGCAAATCATCGTGCTTTCCGTCTGCTGCCTCGTATACGGTTCCATTCTTCTCGTAGGTGAGATATTCATCTAAGCATCTATCGTCTCGCTCTACATAGAGTTGTTCACGGATAGTCTGAACCAATACTGAGATAACCATTGGCTTGGTTGCTACATTGGTATGGAATCCGTACTTCACTGGAACCTTATTCTTGATGTCTGATTCACTCTGCTTGCGTGCATAGAGATTGTCGTATACGTCCTTGATTTGATTCAGGATGAACTCAGACTGGTCACCACCTTCCAAGATGTGCTCCTTGTCTTTCGTCTCCAAGGTGTTGGATTCAATCACCAGTAGAGCATCGTTGTAGTATTTGGCTATCTGAGCCGCCTTCCATGCCAGCAAGTCCATATCAATGTGCCCATACCATTGGGCTACCACATACGGTTTGCCGCCTTCCATCATCCAATAGCGGTCGAAGACACAGATAACTGACCAGTCGGCATTCTTGCTACGTCCACCAATATCCACTACGACCAGATAGCGGTTTATCACCTTGCAATCATCAAAGGTCTCAGGCTTGCTCCATATCCACAACTGCCCCTGCTTGTCTTCACAGAATCGGACATTCTGCATACACTTCTTGCCCTTGTAGCCATCGCCATAAACATCACCGATGAACTTAGGTGCTCGACATCCCTTGCGGAACTTGTCAACCTTGTCTTCAGCAAAGACCTTGGCTCCTGAATGCTTGAATGCTTCAATATCATCGGTAGGGTAGCCAGCAGCCATATCGGCATGGTAGGTGAACTTTTTGCGCTCAGCAATATACCAGTTGATGGCTTCGAGTGGAGCACCCAGTGTCCATAACTTCCAAAGATAGGTACATGGCTCTTCTCGGTCGGACATCGTGTTGGTATTATTGCGGTTCTCGTATAGCCATTTAGCGAACTCTACCTTCTGTTTCTTGCTTTCAAATTCAAGATGATACATATCGTATATCTCGTACCAAGGAACAAAGAATGGCTCAAACTGAGATTCTCCATTGACTGCTGCAAGCCACTCCTTGTGGAAGAAGTTGCCAGTACCATTGGCGGTGGATTCATAGGCAATCATCGTGTATGGTCGGTACAAGATACCATTGGTAGCATTCTGTACTACCTCCTCAGGAGATTTACCATCCGTCTTTTTCCACAAACCCACCTCGGAAAGGTGAACCAAGTTGTAGTCTTCACCATTGGCTGATAGTGGTCGTTCCATGGAACCCACCTTAATCTTGCAGAATCGCTGAGGAACCTTCTTTACATTACCTGATGTTCCTACTCCAACAAACTTCGGCTCGTTCTCAGAGAATGCTTCGCCCATTTCGTAGAGGAACTTGGTCGGGAAGTTTTTCAGAGCTTCCTCGAACATTCCTCGGATGGTCTCTGCTGTGTCCTTGACCTGAGCCACGATGAGCGAGTTGAGACCCTTCTGCCACATGAGTTGCAGCCAGAGGAAGTACATCTGAATAACCGTAGAACCTCCCCATTGTCTGGCTTTCAGTAGGATGAGACGGATAGGGCGATTCTTCTTTCTTCGTTCCTCCAGCCACCTGAGCAGTCTGCGCTGCGGTCTTCTGAGCACAAAGCGAAAGGGGAGACCTCCACCTTTCGGTTTGATATAGATGAATGTGGCAAAGAAGAAGAAAGGGTCGTGCTTCATCCTGATGCGAGTGAACTGCTCAACCAGTTGTTCCATTTCTTCCTCTAGGTTGTACGGCTCGTCTATATCTTTGTGCAGTTCCTCGATTACTTCCTTGCAGCTACCAAACTCGATGAGCATTTTGACGAGCGGAATCTTCTTCATGGAAACTGGAAGCTGCTGTCTCTGAATCGGGAAATCAGGAAGGAAGAGCAGGAATCGCTTATCTCCACAACCTTCACCCTTGATAGGATTGAATGGTGTGTTGATTTCCTTGATTCGTTTCTCGTTCTCTTTCAGGATGCCAAGCACATGTTTGTCTACAGCATCAGTCAGTTTGGCGGTTACTTGTCTTGGCATAGCGGTGCATTTAGATAACCCCACAACAGACCAAATACATAGCAATAGATGTGGACTCCAACTGCCATGCAAGGGAAGAAGATTCCAACACAGATATATAGGAGAATGGTGAGATTGTATCTTACCTTATTCTCCACGTAGGGGGCGATAAAGCCCATGTAAGCATAGATAAAGCCGCTGAGGCCGATGATAGGTATGGATGAGGTGAATGGATAGCTGATGGCTATGAGATAGAATGCCACCAAGTGACCGATGCCGCAAGGGATGGCTCGGTAGCATTGATGGAAGACATAAAGGTTGATGGCTGCATGAAAGATGTTCTGATGAAAGAAAGGGTAGCTTAGTCGGTTCTGAATAGAACAATCGTTAAAGAGACCCATGCCATCATATCCAAGAAAAGTGATACACATTATTATAATGTACCCAGCATAAAGCGCAATCTTCTCTTTCGTATCTCGTAGCATCTTTGCTTCTCCTCCTTTCTCACCCTACTAAGAATTACGTGTATGCTTTGAGGAGTCAAATAGAAACTGGGTGCTTTTTCAGCACATACACGTTTGATAATATCCATATTACTGAGATATGGATCATTACTCTTATGAATCTGGAATCGTCTGAAAATCTCCTGATACATTTCCTTTCGAGTAGGAATCATGTTATCAAGAGGTTTTCCTTTCAGTAAGTCTAATATGACTATATAAGCACGGTCTTCTGATACCCAAAATCTTCTGCTCGGAGATTGGGCTAGCTTTTCCTCAATCTCTGAGAGTCTGATATTGTCTCTTACCTTAATAATTTCTTTGTAAGCCCTCAATAAATCAGCATCACGTTCCTGTATAAAATAGCATCGTGAATCCTTATATTTCATATCTGACCCTGCAAATATACAAAAAGGTATTGAATTAGTCGCATCCGATTAGACTAAATTAACGGATAAAAGATAAAAATCGGAAAAAAGCATTAATTTTGGGCATTGATTTATAAATATACACATATATATATGGACGAAAATACAAATATTGAGCAGAATGCTGGTGCTGCAAAACAGCAAGATACAAAGACCAAGAGAGACTTGGCTTTGGAGCGTTTGAAGACCCGTCACCCTGATACGGAGTATGCGGATGATGAAGCTATGTATGGAGCCATCAATGATGATTATGATGCCGACCAGAAGGCTTTGCAGGGTTACAAGGATAACGAAAAGGCGATGGGCGATTGGCTGGGTAGTGACCCTGAGGCGGCTACCTTTCTTCAAGCGATGAAGGCTGGCAAGAGTCCTTATGCCGAGTTGATTCGTACACATGGCGAGGATGCCATTGATTACTATTCAGACCCTGACAATGCGGATGAGATTGCATCGGCTCAGTCGGAGTTCTTGCAGAATGCTGCCAACGGCAAGAAATTGCAGGAGGAGTATGACAAGAACATGCCATCCAGTTATGAGGTGTTCGACAAGTTAGAGGAGAAGTATGGTGAGGAAGCTGTGAATGAGGCAATCGACCAGTGCTTTCAGACTATGCACAATGTGGTGACTGGCAAGTTTACAGAGGAAATGATTACTGCTTTCATCAAGGCAAAGAACCATGATACCGATGTGGCAGATGCGGCACATGAAGGTGAGGTTCGTGGCAAGAACAGCAAGCACGTCAAGAACCTTGAACTGAGAAAGAAAGGCGATGGTACTGCTGACCTTGATTCTGCCAATGCAGAAACCAAGCAGACAGATAACCAGCCTGACCTTGGTGCTGTGGGCAGGGTATCACGAAGGGGTAATATCTATGAGCGTGGCAACGAGAAGAGAATACACATTCGATAATTCGATAAGGTAAAAAGATTATATATAATGTTTAATTAATATTCAGAATAACAATGAAGAAAAGTACATTTAATCGGCTGTTTTCCATTTTTATTATGGTTATGGCAGTTATTTTTGGAGTGAATGGTAATGTTATCATGGCTGAGGCGGCAAAGCTGCCTGATGGCGGTAGTACCGAGAGTGGTTCTCCTGCCGAGGCTGGTGGTGCTCCTGCTGCTGGTGAGGCTGGCAATGGTGGTGCGGCTCGTCAGAATGAAGGTATAAAGAGTGAGACTCAGGGTCGTGAGCACTATAACGAGAATGGCACGGAGTATTACCTGAACGACATTGATGAGAAGATTACCAAGATTCGCCCGATGGCTACTCCAGTTGACCAGATTTCACGTTATGCGACAACCAAGTCTGCCAACTCGTTTGTAGTTGAGTATTGGAGTATCGGTACACGCCCTATCAAGACTACCGTGAAGGAAACAACGGTGGAGAGTACTGGTACATCTATGACATTGAAGGTAGAAGACCCTACCATGTTTACGCTGGATGATACCATCCGAGTGGTAGGTGTGAAGGCGATTAACAACTATAATAAGGTTGCTTATTCAACTATTAAGGATGCTCCTACTCCTGATTTGGAACTCTGCGTTTGCGGTAAGGACACAGAGGGCTATCCGATTGTGTATGCTATTAATGGTAATTTGATTAATAAGCAGGCAATCGGTATTCCAGCCTTGAAGAAGGGTCAGAAGCTCATCCGTATGGCTAAGAGTTGTGGTGAAATGGACGTTCAGACGGGTCGTTTCAACAACCTTCCTTCTAATGAGGTTCAGTATTGTCAGAATTTCATGATTCAGGTTGAGCAGAGTACATTTGATAAGATTGCTGCTAAGCGAGTGGATTGGGACTTCTCGGACATTGAGGAGGATAGCATCTATGATATGCGTCTTGCCATGGAGGGTACTTATCTCTTCGGTGATATGGCTTGCATCAAGCATGAAGTTAAGAACGGCTCTGCTCAGTGGTTTACCAAGGGTATCTGGTGGATGGCTGGTAAGGACATTGAGGTCGGTCATGTTGCTGATGCGGAAGATATTAAGAATCATTACAACAAGAATGAGCGAGTGATTACAGACAAGGAGTTGGTTGACATTTCCAAGGACTTGTTTGTAGGTACTGGTATCGGCAACAAGCGCAAGGTGATTATCGCTGGCTCTGCTTTCGTGAGCGCATTCAGTAAGATTGATTCAGACAAGTTCCGCCTGAAAGATACCGTAGAGGTTTGGAACTTGAAGTTCAAGAGTTGGGAGACTGACTTCGGTGAGGTGCTGATGATTCACTCAGAGTTGTTTGACCTCTTTGATATGAGTGACTGCGGCTTTGCCCTTGACCCTGAGTTCTTGGTTAAGCGAGTACACTTGTCTTGGACACGAAACGTGCTCGACTTGAAGGCGGCTGGCATCCGTAACACCGATGCTGTAGTTATTCAGGAGGTAGCCTGTCTGTACTTGAAGTACCCTAAGGCACACGCTCGTATGCGCCTTGTTGCGGTTCCTTCGACAGAGGAAAATTCTGATACAAAGGAAACCAAGGCTGCTGCCTAAAAGCAAGCAGATTTGCAAATTATTCATCAAATAGTGAGGGGTGTGGGCACTAGCCCCATCCCTTTTTTAGTAACACATATATATAATAAGGTATAATCATGTTTAATAAATATCAAGCAGGTACTGATTTGGCATTTAGCGTTATGGTAGGTGATGAGCGAATGCGTATTGTTTTTGAGGGTAAGACTATGGGCTGTAGTGTCTATATGACAAGAGACCCAAAGGTACAGAAGGCTATCGAGTCTCATTATTGGTTCAACGACAAGTTCTTCTTGGTTGAGAGTATTGACGAGAAGAAGGAAGCTGCGGAAGCCAAGAAGAAGGCTGCTGCCAATGCAAAGAAGAAAGTGGCTGACGAGAAGAAGACCCACGTAGTGACAGATGTTGAGGATGCCAAGGACTATCTGGCTGAGACCTATGGTGTGAGCCGTTCAAAGATGAAGACTAAGGAAGACATCTTGGCTATTGCCAAGGAAAAGGGTGTTGAACTAGAAGGTTTGGAGTAATGGTAGAATATGCTGTATCTGATTTAGTGAAAGAGGTGAAGGTGCTCTTGGATAGAAACCAAGAGTCTGCTGGTTTGCTGGCTCCTGACGATTCTGATACACTCTCGCAAGCAGAACTTATTGAGAGTAAAATCGTAGATGCAGCAAGAATCATTCTTTCGGATGCTCCTGAGGATATGGTGGAAGGTACTGCGTGTATGAATGAAGTGACATGGACGGATAGCAACGGCTATTACATGGGCAAGATGGTTTTGCCTACCGATATGCTGAGAATCCTTTCTGTGAAGGCAGAAGACTGGAACCGTCCTGCTACAATCATTTCAGAGAGCGATGATGCCTACAAGTATCAGAACTGCAAATATGGTGTGAGGGGAAATCCTGAGCGACCGATTGCGGCTATCGTACATACGGCTAACGGCAAGATCATCGAACTATATACCAGCAAAAAGCAGAATGCTACGTTGGCATTCATCTACGTTCAGGTTCCATCTGTCACTACCGAACAGAAAATCAGTCTGCCTTCCGTCCTGAAAGATTCTATTCTTTACATGGCTGGCTATCTCACTTGCATCAGTCTTGGCGATACCGATACCGCAAGCAAATTCATTGGGGTGGCTCGGAAGCTGGCACATATTGTTGAACCTACAGAAACATCATAAACTATGGCGAAGAAGAAAGAAGAAACCAAACTGCTGTCGTTGAGCAGGGTGCTTGACAAGGAAGAACTGGATAGCGTAAAGGCATCCAAGAACCGATTTGACAAGCCATACGAGCGTGCCTTCTCTATCTTGCTGGAGGCTCAGCGATATTACAATAACATGGATAACTTCCGTAAGCGAAGATTACGAAACAAGCGATACTGCTATGGAGACCAGTGGGGAGATACCATTGAGTTCAAAAGCAAGTGTGGCTTTACCAAGCGTATCAGGGAGGAAGACTATATCCGTGAGCAGGGTAGCGAACCATTGAAGAATAATCTTATCCGTAGGTTGGTGAAGAATGTGCTGGGTGTATATCGCTCTCAGAGCAAGGAACCAACCTGCAACGCTAGAGATAAGGATGAAAAGCGATATGGCGAGACAATGAGTGTGGTGTTGCAATGTAACCGACAATTGAACCGAGAGACGGAACTGGATGCCCGAACCATGGAAGAGTTCCTGATAAGCGGTGCTGCTATCTATAAGAAAAAGTATGGATGGAGAAGAGGTAGGTTAGATTGCTGGACGGACTACGTGAACCCGAACAATTTCTTCATAGACAACAATATGAGGGATTTCCGTGGTTGGGACGTGAGTTGCTTGGGTGAGGTACATGACATCACCATCGGCAATGTACTGAGAGAGTTTGCCAAGTCTCCTGCTGAGGCTCGTAAGTTGAAGGAGATATACCGGTTGGCGGCTAACCGAGATTTCGTGATTGCAGACTGCACCCAGCGATTTGGTGAGTTCGACCCTAAGACTATCGACTTTATGAATCCTGCCAACCCTTCGCTCTGCCGAGTGATTGAGGTTTGGCGCAAGGAGAGTAAGCCGAGATACCGATGCCACGACTACAACAATGGCGATGATTTCAAGATTGATATTGAGGATAAGGCTGATATTGTAGATGCAGAGAACAAAGACAGAATCAGGCGAGGTCTGGCTGCTGGCATGATGGAAGAGGATATTCCTCTGATTGATGCCGAGTGGTTTATGGATGATTACTGGCATTTCTACTATCTTTCTCCTTTTGGTGATATTCTGAGAGAGGGCGAGACCCCTTATGCTCATGGTGAGCATCCATACTGCTTTAAGTTCTATCCGTTTATTGATGGCGAGATTCACAGCTTCGTGGAAGATGTGATTGACCAGCAGAGATACGTGAACCGACTTATCACGATGTATGACTTCATCATGAGGGCGAGTGCCAAGGGTGTGCTGCTCTGTCCTGAGGATTGTCTGCCTGATGATATGAGTTGGGATGATTTCTGCGATGAGTGGAGTAGGTTCAATGGTGTGGTGAGATACAAGCCAAATAAGAGCGGTCAGGTTCCTCAGCAAGTGGCGAATAACTCTACGAACATCGGTATCGGTGATTTGCTCAGCTATCAGTTGAAGTTCTTTGAGGATATATCGGGAGTGAATGGTGCGCTGCAAGGTAAACCAGGAGTATCAGGTACGAGCGGTTCGCTTTATGCCCAGCAGACACAGAATGCTACCATGTCGCTGCTTGATATTTTGGAGACTTTCAGCCAGTTTATCATTGATGGTGCTTACAAGACCGTTAAGAATATGCAGCAGTACTATGACGTGGCTCGTAACTTCAATATTGTTGGTAGGGCAGGACAGATTGTGCACTATGACCCTAAGAAGATACGAGACGTTGAGTTTGACATCAACATCACAGAAAGCACGGCTACACCTGTATACAGACAGATGGCGAATGAGTTCCTTATGACCTTGTGGCAGAATCAGGCTATCACGCTGGAGCAGTTGCTGCAAGTAGGAGATTTCCCATTTGGAGAGGAGTTGCTGCAATCGGTTGCATCCAACCAGCAAGCCATTCAGAATGGTGAGACTCCACAAGGATTCTCTCCTCAGCTTCAAGCCCAAGTTGCTCAGGCATCACAGAGCAATCCGAAGGCTCAGGCGATGTTACAGCAGATGATGAGCGGTCAGGGGGTGAGTCCTGACGGACAGAATCCACCGCTTGCTGCTTAGTTTATAGTTTATAGTTAATAGTTTATAGTTATGATTGCAGACAAACCAAGTGACAAGGAATGGTATGGCAATGGGAAACCTGATGCCAGCCAAGGTGGCAATGCTAGCAAGGGGATTGCCACGGAGACCCAAGGGAGGGAAGACAAGCCCGAACTTTACGAAAATGACGTTGTCGGAAAGGTGGCGAAACGAAAGAAAAACGACATCTGGACGAGGGGTGGAGAGAAAAGAACTAAATTTAAGGACGAATAAAGAAAGGAGGTGTTTTTATCGTAACTGTATTTGTCTGATATTCAGATAGCTACAGAAATATCTACGAGTTTATGGTGCTGCGTTTAAGATATTGGTATCTTTGCAGCATCATAAACTTTTAATTTTTATATTATGGATTTTGTAGATTTCGTAGAAAAGTATCAGCAGGAGTTGACTCCTGAACAGATGTTGGCAGTAGCTAAGGCAGTCGGCAAGTATCTCTCATGCAAGTTGAGCGAAGAGCATTTTGATAAGCACTTTGCCGATGATGCTATCAGCAAGATGTGGTATGAGGATGCTGACGGAACCAAGCACATGGCTCCCTTCTTCTCGGATGATGAGATAAGAGAAGCCTTTGACAAGCATCAGGATGATATTTCTGATTACACCATCCATGATTTGGCTGTGACTATGAATCTGCTGAGGAGTGACCATCATCTGTTGCTGGAGAGATTCAGTAAGGATTCTGATGAGTTGAAGGAAATGGTGGTATTGATGGCTATCGAGTACCTGCAAGACCCTGACTGCTTGTATCCTACCAGCAAAATATGGCACACAATAAACGGATAAAGTAACTAATTGGGAATCATTTCTTATCTTTGCATATTATTAATGTTAATAGTATAAAAAGATAAGTTATGACTCCAAACGTACGTGAAGGATTGCAATATGGTACAGCCATTGGGATGGTAGTGAGCGGCATCGTCCTCGCCTTCCTATCATTCTTTCTGAACAACTATATTATTTCGGATGGTGTGCTCTGGTACATCAGCCAAGCGTTGGTTTACTCTGGAGCAATATTCGGGGTAAACATTTATTTTAAGACAAAACTAGGCAATTTTGAGAGTAAGGTGAAGGACGAACTCGCAAATATGCTGAAACAAGTGAAGGAGGGCAAGTAATGAAGGTAACAAGAGAACAGATTTTGGCGATTATGCCGAATGCGAAGGCTAAGGTGGATTCTTTTCTGCCTTATATCAATGGGTATGCTGAGGCCTTCCAAATCGACACACCTAAGAGAATGGCTCATTTCTTGTCTCAGATTGCACATGAAAGCGGCGAACTGAGATATACCAAGGAACTCGGCAACAGAAACTACTTCCACAAGTATGATGTGGGTAAGTTGAAGAACATGCTCGGCAACTTGAAGGATGGTGACGGCTATAAGTATCGTGGCAGGGGTTTGATTCAGATTACTGGCAGAGCCAACTATCAGACTTTTCAGAACAGCAAACAGGTGACTGACGATATAATGGAGCATCCTGAAATATTGGAGCAGCCACGATATGCTACCAAGAGTGCTATGTGGTGGTGGTGGAAACACGGCTTGAATAAACTGGCTGATAGTGATAGTTTCGTGGCTATTACCAAGACAATCAATGGTGGAACCAACGGCTTGGAATCAAGACGAAAGTTCCTTACAAGAGCAAAGAAGGTCTTTAATGTTTAGCCTATGAAAGTAAAATGGTACGATACAGATTTTTGGCAAGTAGCACTCTACGTGATTGGCATCTTGCTGGTGGCATTTTTTCTGTCGGGATGCAAGACAAAATACGTCCCGATGGAAAAAGTTATATGTCGGGACGTAGTAAAACACGATACATTGCATACTTCTGACAGCGTTTTTGTGCGTGATTCCGTCTTTCTCAGACAGAAGGGAGATACATGTTTCCTCGACCGATGGCATGAGAAAACCGTCTTCAAGAATGTGTACAAAGTAAGGGTGGATTCCTTCCTGAAAAGAGACTCCATCCCAGTTCCCTATCCAGTTGAAAAACAACTCTCCAAGTGGGAGCAGTTTCAGTTGAAGTATGCAGTATGGTCTTTTGGAGCACTCTGCATGCTGTTAATCGTATTAGGTTATAAACTCTATAAAAAGATAAAGAATGGCAGATTCCACATTGACAATCAAGAAAAGTGACGTGTACGAGGAGGTAGCGAAGACTACTGCCTACATAGGCGCAAAGAATAAACTGGAGGATGGAAAGTCGGCATTTGACCAAGTTTTTGTGACGGATGCAGACTTGACGATGATTGAGCGGTTCTTCAATGAATCACTGGATGCGCTGAGAAACGTGCTGAAACGGTTTATCTCAGGCGGATCAGGAGTAGACGGAACCATCACTTGGCAACTCGATATGCCTAGCAGATTTGATGATAACCTACTCAGTTCAATCAACTCATCTGCCAACTCGTTCTTGGTGAACAGCATCATCGGGAAATGGTGTGAGATAACAGCCAACGACAAGGTGAAGGAGTATGCAGATAACTCTGCTGCATTATTGCTCGACATCAAAGATAAAGCGTTTTTCAAAAAGAAACCAACACGAACAAAAATATCATAATATGCCAAGAAAAGATTTAACGATAACGTTGTATATGAGTGAACTCATTTATGACTTCCAGAACAAGGCATTCCTGACTGGGCGTAGCAGAAGGGCTGCAGACATGGATGCTGAGGCTGCCAGCAATATTCAGGCAAGTGATGATGATGAAGACAAGAATCAGGCTTTGCGTAGCATTCAGAATGCGTATAGCCAACTGCTTGTTGAGTTGAGTGAGTCTGTTAGAACAGGAAATGGTACTACTGCGTCTAACGAGTTGATAAGTGGTGATACCAATATTATCATTAACCTCTCCCTTCCATCCAATTATCCGCTTGCTTTGAAGGATGCGCTTACCAATTCTATCCATGACTACATTATCAACAAGGCTTTGATGGATTGGTTCATCATTACCAATCCTAACGAGTCGAAGACTTATTCAGAATTGTCTGTTGTAGCCATCAAGAATCTGCATGAGACCTTCAACAGACGTGAGAGGCCAAGCAGAACGGCTCCTAACGAATAAGGAAGGAGGTGCGTATGAAAGAATGCAGAATATGTAATCTTGGTTACAAGGTAATGATAGAGCTTCAGAAGAAGGAACTGGTGTTTGACATCAAGAATACGGCTGCTGCCTATGCTGATTCAATCTCCAGTTCTGTAGAGGAATCCCATTCCATCCATAACGTCTATGATGTGGGCGAGGATGGCAATCGGGATAAACTGGCAAGGATTCTTGACTCAGCGGTAGAAGACTGCAAGGAAATGCTTTTCCGATATACCAAGATGGAAATGCTTGGAGGTGGCTTTGATTCCAATGAGTGGGAAGAGTGTATAGGTTCCCCGACAAATGATGAGGATGCCTATTATCTAGCCATGAGAATGCCAAGTGGATTCTCGAAGACAAGCGTTCATACCATGACGGTATACATTCACGATTATATTGTGAACCAGTCTTTATATGAGTGGTTAATGATTGTTTATCCTGATGGTGCTGATAGGTTCTGGGCACTGGCTGAGGATAAGAAACAGAAGATTAAGGATGCCAGCAACCGCTCGGCTGGAAGGGTAAGAATCGCTTTGCATCCATTTTAAATGATTAGTCGTTTAAGGCTAAGATAAAGCAAGGGTAGCTATCCATCACGGACTGCTACCCTTTATTGTATTAAATCACATAAATAATATTTATCTAAGTTTATTCTGCCATCTTGGTTGGAAAGCAGTAGAAATGCTGCTGATGCTTTCATCTGCGTTCATCTTACCAATGACGGCAACTCTGAAATAGCGGTATGGAGAGCCAACTAAGTTTCTAAGACTATTGTCTATAGAAGAACCGATATAGAACCAATGTTTCATATCGTTGCTTCCAAAAAGAATCTGTCCGTTAGATTCGCTGGCCTCGCACATCCAATAACCACGGATAAGACAAGTAAACATAGTCTTATGGCTATCTCCATGACCAAGTGTTAATGGTCGTGTGCAGAAAAAGAAAGGTATGTTGTCGCTCGGTTCTTCAACGTAAACATTAACAATCTTTCCTGCATTGTTGATAGCGTATGACTCTGGGTAGCTATTAACTCGCTTGGCGAACACATTCACCATCGTTCCCCACAAATTGCTTTTCAGGGAATACACATACGCATAGCCATAGCTAGGATTGAAGACGATGATACGGCTATCGTAATAGTCGTAAATCATGTCGGCATTTTTCAGATACTTCCTGAATCTAACATAGGCTACTTCTCCATCTTCAAAATCTTGTAGTTCAAGAATAGAGATAGGGTAGTCTTGATTTTTCTTAGAATGGCTGTATATTAGAGTGAAGTCGAATGGAAAGCCATCCAACACATCTGAAATGCTCTCAGATTCTCGTCCTCGCTGCATCATGATGCCTCGCTCGGTAGGGAACAGAACTGCATCATCAATCTGCAATATACCCTTAGGGTTAGAGCAAATATCTCTGTTGGCTGGCTGTCGGGCAATATAGGTTCCTTCTTCGCCCAGCATCAACACCCATACACCTTCATCGGTAAAAGCGTAGAGTGGGGCATCACCAAACTGACCTTCGCTGATTGGTCGGGTATTAGCTGCCATTGCACTAACGATGGATGAGCCAACCTGAACACTATTCTTGGCTGGGAAGACAAGAGGGTTCTCAGCTTCGCTCACTCTGATAAGTGAAGGCTGGTAAGTATCATCTGAGTTTGATGCGGCAAAACTATCTGCTTTCTGCTTGATTGCATTCCAGTCTGATTCCGTAATATCTTCATTATCATCAATTACATCGTCAATATCTCCAGTTTTTGTTCGCACAAAGAACGACAAACCGAAGTTTGAAGGGCTATACAAACTAATACGTGCTTTTGCGTAAATACCAGTGAATTTTATGTAAACAACAATTTCTTTCACGTCACTAATAGGAACCGCAATAATATCTTGTCTATTGCCGATACTTCCGTTCAGGTAGTACGTTCCGTTGCTTGTCGGTATCTCATATATGGCGGTAAGATATTTTTCGTTCTTGTAACCGTATGGTTGCCGAACCAAACTGGAATCTATGTTCTTCCTGATGCCAGCGATGTGCAGTCGGTTGTTGTATGTAATAGCAGTAGTACCGCCAAACGCTATTCGGTTGAGGTCGGCAAGAGAAATGTTTTCCTCAGTTTGCGTTGGTCTCTTAACAACTTTCGGATGTTCAAATTCACTAAGAGGAATGAATATCGAATGATAGAAAGGCATATTGCCGATTGTGTCGTGAACGTCTCTTGCGTTCATATCATCCAAAAACAACCATTGAATACCATCTTCACTATCTAATGGGTAAGATTTATCTATCTGATAGAAACTTTCGCCATTGGTGAGGAATATATCAACTCCCTGAACAATATCCGCGTATTGCTGCAAGTTGCCAACTTCTCGAATCTCTATGGTGTATTTGTTGATGCCAACACTTGATGTTATAGTCTTTCCGTTTGGAGCATCAGGTTTTACTGGGTCTTTATATATGTTTATCTTTCTAGAAACAGCGTTAGACTCTGCACTAGGAAGAACAAAAGGGTTTGATATATTGATGTATGTACCATCGTAAAGACGAAGAGCAGCAACACCGAAAACATTTCTTTTCAGATACTCTGTTCCTAATTCTGCAAGTTTCTTGTTGGCAATCGCATCAAGGTCTGTAAACATCTTCCTCGTACCAATAGCACTTGTATTGTAGTACATGTTGAGGTTGGCACTCTCAACAATAAAGTAGTCGTAGAAGTTGTCTCCAGCTTCCACCTTCAAAGTAAGGTCTTGGTGGTATGTGTTGGCAATTTCAACACCAAACTGCAAATCTTCTTTTCCGAAAATAAGATAAGAACCATTCTTCCATATAGCATATTTGGTAGTTTTAATACCAACAAAGCACAAGACGTTTCCGATGGCACAAACCGAATTGACATGGAAATCATCGCCAAGCAGGAACTCGGTAGGTGTTCCATCTGTTGAATCCTGCTCTATCCATCCCCATCTTTCCCTATATTGAAAGTCCGAGCTACGTATGATATAGTGGGAGTGAATAGCCTGATTGTGTGTCACCTTATGAACCAGTTCTATAGAACTATATTGGTCTATGGTGATATTCTTGCTACTCTCTACTATTATCGGCTGCTGGATAGGGTGGAGTGCCCCATCCTCGTTGATGAGGTTGAGGCAGGTTGCCAACTCCCCATCCTGACAATCGTAGTCGGATGGAGAGTGGGTAAGCCCTTTGAGTATTACTTCTTGTCTTGTTGCCATGTGTTTAAAATTGAGTTTGGTCGCATGATTTCGTAATAAGGTTCTCCTTTTTGTGACTTGCGTGGTATGCAAGTAAGGCGAACCATTCTGTTGAGAGGAAGGTTGTACTCATCAAGGATGGCGGTGATGGAAGGGTAGTCACTTCTGAAACCTACCTTCTTATACTTCTGATTGAATTGAAGCTGAGCGAAGGCGGTATTGGCTTTGCGAAGTTCTTCCCAGTCCTCACGCATGCAGAATCCGTATGTACCTCTGTCAGATAGTCTGAACACGAAGATGGAGTATTCTGTACGTTCTTTCTTGATGATGTGGTCGTAGATGCCCTTGGAGAGCGTGACCGAGTTGGCTCTTCCGTCCAGTACCACAAAATCGTTGCGGTATCTGAAACCTTTTATCTTATCTATTAAATACTTGAATTTCATGTTGCAAATATAATATGAAAAGTGGTAAAATGGATATTATCCGTTAACTTTGTCTTTCCGCTTGGGTCTACCCTTGCGGTTGCCATACTTGGTGATGATGGCAGATGCTCGCTCTGATCGGTAACAGCCACATGATTTGGTTCGTCCGTCACGAAGAGCAGAACCTAGAACCGTACAACCCCTGCCACAATCACATTTGCATATCCAGAACGCACCATGCTGGTGGTTCTCTTTATCAGATTTTCGGCAGACGAGTAATCTGCCGAAACGCTGTCCAGTAAGGTCTATCAACTTTCCCATACTACTTCTCTGCCAATTTCTTTGCCTCTTCAACTGATACTGGCTTTCCGCTAAGAGGAATACGGAAGTCGAACTTTGAACGGAAACCATAATAGCCTACGAAATCGAAGCTCTGTTTCATACGCTCGTCTGTGGTGATGTACTTCTTGTAAGCCTTCACCTCCTTCTCTGAGCGGTAGATGGTAGAGTTGACGAAGTAGGAACTGGTTCCCTTGTTGGCGATTACTGCAATAAAGAACTGCTTACCAAGGAATTTTTCCTTGATACGCTGGATAATTGAGATTTTCTTTGTATTCATATATAAAATTTGATTAATTATTAAGAAGAATGCAGATAGGCTGCACTCTTAAAACTATTCGATTCCACAAGATACGATACCATCTTCTTTGTTGATTCCTCGGAAGTGTTCGCATCGCTGGCAAGCAAGGCTACCTACCATCAGGATTTCGTGGGTATACTTGCCTGATATGCAGAATGGGCAGGGAGTGATGTACTCGAAGTGCCCACCGACAAACTCGTTGACGTTATATTTTGGATATTTCATTATTTGGCAGTATATAATTTAAGATTTTTGTAGAATTTTCTTGTGACAGCAAATATACTGCTTCCTGTTCTGCCACATGATTTTAACTCTGGGCAGAATCCTCTGTATACGCATTGTGGAACACAAGCGGATGCAAGCAATGGTTCGATACAAGCCAATTTATCAAGTACCTTATACCACACCTCTCTTGTCTCATTGGATGCCTTGTTGCAGAGTCTCAACTTGGAGATATTGATAATCTCCTGAGCGTTGAGAGATAGCTGCAAGTTAACCAAATCATCCTGACGCATATCGTGACGTGATACCTTGGAGCCAGTAACATCTGGTCGTGATGTGGAAACGAATGGCTGAGCATGAACATGGCGAACAAAATGATTGCTCACCCAGTATGGTATGCCATACATTTTAATATCGAACTCCAATTCCCTGAGCGGTGAATGCTCGCTGAGAATCATCTGTTTCTTGAACTCATCGCTAGGCTCATGTCCCAGCGGTTCCTTACCTTGTGTGAACCGAGCAGCATCCACAACACGCTGCCAGTCCGTTACTCTTTTAATTTCTATTTTCATACGCTATTTTTCTTAAACTTGCATTATTATCTTTACACTAGACTTAAACCAATTTAAGCCATAAGAACTAAGTATAGATTGTAATCGTCTCTCAATTTCCCGATGAGTACATAAAGGCTCTGTTCTGTAAGTAGAACCATTTATAGTATATTCTATATATTTTGATGTAACCATAACTATTCTCCTTTAAGTTCTACTGACTCATCAAAAAAAGATAATTCTCTTCCAATGAGTTTCTTGATAGTTCCTTTGGGAAGTTCTAGACAATTACAACATCCATTATTATCTCGCCAACTATCATCAACCTTATGAGGCTTAGATGCAAACATAAGTTCCATGCCGAAAGAATTAACACATACCCATGCCGTATTCCCATTCCATTCTTCTATTCCCCCTGCGACTTTAAGATTCACCTCTGCAAATCGCAAGGTTTCATGCAAATTGCTTAACTCTGTATCAATATCAAAGTTGTCTGGGTTGTTAGCCAAAATATGCTCTAACCTATTAGCACACATTACTACTGCCTTTTTTGATGCAAAGCGAGAAAATGTAATACTATCTGTATCATCCAAATCTATTTGAACTTTATTACCAATAATTGGATAATCAAGGTTCAAAACATAATTAAATTGTTTCTTTCTTGAAATTACCATATCTATTCCTCCGTTTTCATATAAGGACAAACAACTACCTTTCGATAGTGCTTACACTTATCCTTGTAATCACAAATATCACAAAAACAATATGCCATAACTATTCCTCCAACTTATCAATAGGTTTCCAATGAGTGATACGAGCCATTCTCCCTTCCCATAAGATGATGAAGTCATTACCATCTTTTGGGACGGTAGTGCTTTCCACTCTTCTGTTTTTAAAAACATTATCAGGTGACATCTTACTTGTTACCCAAACTACCTTATCATAAGGGGGAAGCTCATCCTCAACAGATACCCAGTCTGGCTTGTTGAGTTCCTTCAAAGCTTCTTCTAAGTTAGAGATAACGCTATGTTGGTTAGCATACCTACTCCAAATGATAGCTTGTTCTATCAGCTCTTCAACTTTCTTCTTATCCATAGTTATAAATTAAAATATTCACGTATCTGCTCACCTGTCATGTGATATACCTCAGATATTCGGCAGTCTCTAATTGGGCTATCCCATACACTGATAGGTTCATCATTACAACTACCATCAGTAACACGCTCTACGGCTTCTTCTTGTCCAGTTGCAAAGTCAACGCTTAGAAGCTGCTTTTCTTCCTTACTAAATCCTTTTCCATCCAAAGCTATATTCAGAGCAATTTGCAACTCGTCATGAGCCTTGTCTGAATAACCAATAGCCTTATCTAGATGAAGTTTGATTGATTTCTCTTTATTATCCATAGTTACTTACTTAAATTGTTTCTTATTCATCCTCCAACTCTTTAATTGCATCCTGCAAATTGACAATCGCTTTTTCAAGTTCTTTCTGTCTGCCTTCTATTACCTTTGTCTTTTCATCAAAGATACCAGAACATGCATATACAGAAGCAACTTGCATTTTAGCATATTGTATTTTCTCGATAGCTTTTTCTTTGCTCATTTCTTATCCTCCTTTGCTTTTTTAAGATAAAATTCTCTCCAATCTTCAAAAGTCCAATCTCTTGTGTTATGAGTAAGATTGAAGACTTCCGTATCTTTCTCTAACTGGAGTAATAGCCAAGCATAATCTTCATATCGCTTTCTTAACAATCTCTTGCGACACAATCTTACATGCTTGTATAACTTATAATCAGCGGTTGTAGCATCAAAGATTATTTTACCTACAATTGCTAACAGATAAGCAGATATAACACCTAATGCAATCCAACCTAATATTGTAATTACTAAGTCCATATTCTTTTCTTTTTACACTCTACCTGTTACCAAGGAGAGGATGATAATTAGTAATTTGTAATATGCTTTGCATCCATTATTTTTCGCATAAGGATGTCTATTTCTTTATCTGATGCTATATGGTCTATTGGATAGCGCATAAAGTTTCCCCAATCACTTTGCTTTTGAATATCGCCGTTGGAATCCATACCAATCAAACATCCATATCCATCACCATTTATATAGCCATCATGGATAAATATACTTCCATTACTTGTTACAAGAAATTCTCCTCTTTTAAATTCACTCCTTTTTAACATATTCTCTTCTTTTTACCCTCTCCCTGTTGCCAAGGAGAGGTGGTTAGTTACTTAGATGGCTCAGTATATGATACTGGTTCCCATACATCGTAAGCTGTCAGCAAAACTGGAGCGATAAAAGATGGGGCGAAGATGATAGATGCTACAACATCTGGAGCATTCAACTCGTAGTTAACACCTTCTACTTTGTTTTCCTTACTAGCCCAGCCATAAGGTTTTGCTGTAATCGTAGAACCATCTTTCTTTTTAAAAGTCTTCTCGCTAGAGCAAGAAGCGAACAAACTTGCAACGACTAAGGTTGCCAAAATAATCTTTTTCATATTACTTATATTTAATTCCATAAAGGAGGTTAGTTAATCTTCTTGATACTATCTCTATTGTAGCCGTTTAATACAAATTCTCTATTAGAACGAGTACCATCCTTCTTAGCAGGGTTTACTCTTATTTCAACAAATCCAGTAGTTCCGTTAAGTTTGATGCTCGAAATCCAACAAACATCACATCTAATACAACTTATCTTATCATCAACTTTGTATGGAAGACTTTCGATATACTCTTCCACGTCTTTACAAATCTGACACTTTGCCTTACTGATGATGTCTTTCTGTATTGACACCTTTGCTTCTAATTCTTCTTTTGTCATATCTTTCAAATTTATGCCCGAAGGCTGTTAATTAATCAATCCATTAAATCTTCAACTACATTTGATAGCCTTCTTGCTTTGTCTTGCAAGAACTTAGGAAGCTCATCTAAATCAGATTGCTTTAATCTTATGATACACAATACACCTTTTGCTATCAGTATTGATAGAATAAACAATAATACTACCATTGTGTATATGGGAAACTTCATAATCGCTATTATTCTTTTCATTCTTACACTTTTATTTCAATTTTAATACCTAAGCCAAAGAAATAATGCTGTAATTGATGAACATAATGAATGATTGGCAATTTAAATATCTTTGGTGAAAAATGCCCATTAAATTCTTCAAATTCTGAACTATCCCCTATGTTGTCATTGAACCAAAATGATGAATCATTATATAATCTCTTCCACCCATTCTTCTCCAAAATCTCTGGAGTAAGAGGAATTGGTTCTGCATCTTTGCAATCTTGTTGACCGCACATTGTTTCATTTCCAAAATAACATGTACCATCTTGGTATACTTCTACGATTTTTACTACTTGAGATAAGTACTTTACTAAATCTCCTGCTATATATTCATTTTTCATACGCTTTACTTTTTAAGTTTTTCAATCAATGCCTTAATCTCATTATAGGCAAGAATATCTGTGCTTCTACAGAGATTGCCGATATTCTTCAACTCCATGATTATCTCATGGTTGGTAGGCACACCATGCTTCTTTCTTACCCATTCGATGAACTCTGGAATCACAATATTATAGCTTTCCAAAGACTTGCCTTCTCTGTCATTGTATGACAGAAGGTAGTAGTTTTTTCTTGTTAAGAACCACCATAAAACGATTAATCTGTATTTGATATTTAATAATTTCTTTTTCATGATATTTACTTTTTAGGTTTATTGAACTTATCCTTGTAAGGGCAATCATCGGCTACAGATTCTATATTATAGCTTTTACCTTGCAACTTACAAGATATACAATCACCATATCCGAAGCTCCATACTATGAAGTGTGGGCATTGAATCTCTTGACATATCTGCTCTATATCATTCATACCTAGTCCTCCATATCTTTATTCTTTGCCTAAAAGTTCTTCGTTGCCTATGTAAGGAATGCACTCCATGAAGGCTGAACCACCAACCATTATATGAGCACCTTCTTTATTCTGATAGGCATACTGGAAGAGGTTATAAGCCTTCATATCGTAGCAAGCTGTACTCTTGCAGAGGACATAATCTAATGGCTTGAACTCTGGCTGAGGTTTTTCAATTGCCAAGGTCTCCATGTTCAACTTGCCACCTAGTCTTTTCTCTATTTTGTGGATATATTCCTGAGCGTATTCTTTATTTACTTTGTTGAACTCAGATGTTTGCATGTTGTCTTCATTCTCTTCAAAGTTCATTATACTACCATCTTCTTCCCATAGATAATACTGACCATAGAAAGTTTTGTAGGTATCATCTTCAAATCCATCGAAGATAATATATACATCTGCATCTTTATTAACTAGAATGTCTCCTTTCTTCCATGCGAACTTAGACCAGACTCGCATTTCTTTGGAAGGAACTAAAGCAACGATGCCATCTTCGTAATCAACAAGAGTACCTTTATGGGAGTAATAAATCATATGACGTCCATCTTCGTCTAACTTGCAACGTATTTTGTTGATGTTTTCAAATAATGCTTCAAGAAAAACATCTATGTTTCTAACAGCATCATACAATTTCAAATTTAAAGGCATGTCCTTTAGAATTTCTATTAAGTTTATCTTTGTTTCCATATTACTTCGCTCTTATAAATTGAACATTCTTTCCGTCTTTTCTAGTACTTGCGTTACAATTAAAGTCACCGCAAACATTATCATATATGTTGCTACATATCTCATTAAAGAAACAGCCATTACATTCATCTTTCTCGGTCTCAACAACCTTTAAAATGATTTCTGATCCTATAGGTAAATCTTCCATAACTTTAATTTCTCATAATGTGACACTTGACAACCTTGTTTACCGCAAGAGGTTGTGATTCATTAAAACTCTTAATGAACTGACGTTCCATCTGTTCAGGGAAGATGGGCTTGGTAGGCTTTGGGATGGTGATAGTAGCTTGGATTTTGCTACCATCACTCATCGTCATTAAGCATCTTCTTGAAATTTCTTCTATTCCAAACATATTGCTGTCCTCCTAATATAAGCATCCGTGAAGATACGGACGTGATTCGTTATACTTCATTTTTAACTTGATGTGCTCCATCAGGTCGATATTGTTATTGTGAGCGATTGCGAATACCCTCATGAGTATATGCTGTAGTTTTTTGGCTGTATACCAATCGTGATTTTCGTTATCAACAAAAGAACCGAATTGCTTATTAAGGCGATAGAAACTTTTTACGATACTGATATTATATATAAGCCTACCTACTTGATATTCATCAGTAAGGATATAATCGCTTTCAAAACTTATCGGTTTTTTGCTGTTCATCCATCCCAAGAGAGATAAGATACGGATGGCAATATCAGCGAACTCGGATTCTACCGTTCCTTCAAGAGAGTTCTTGTAGGCGGTAGGAATATCTCTGCCCATCTGAATCTCGCTCTCATAGTCTTCGATACTTCCGTGACGATTTTTTCGGTCTGCCTGAACAGCTTCTGCCATTTTCGTGATGATGAGCATCAATTCGGTTTCTATTTCTGTGCTCTCAGTATAGAAACCATGCTTGTCGGCATTCTTAAAAGCATCTTCTGCTAAGGATGCCAGTTCTTTCTGTGTTATAATTTTCATATTGTTTTGATTTATTATTTTCTGATAGTGAATGCCATATCGTTGAGGGTTCTACACCAGTTTATCTTGCCTTCTTCACACAACTCGTTGATGGCTTGATACGGCTGATGGCATCCTCTGTTGATGATTTCGGCTGTGAGGACGTGGGGCGGCACGATGTGGGCAGCTTCACGCTCTGCCTGAATCTCTGCGATGATGGCTAGGATTTTTTCTTTCTCTGTCTTCATTTGGCGAAGGTAAGAATGAGACGTGGGTGACTTCGGACTGGAACATTAAACATTCCCACATTCCGTTCAAGTCTTGTTGATACCACAAGCCATCGTGCATTGTCCCGATGATTGGGTTGCCTTTGTACCAGAGTACCATGGTCTTGTCGGTAAACATGGCTTTGTGCGCTTTGCTGATGCGCTTGCCTACCTTGATATATCCAAAAATATCCATAAGCTAGAAGAGTGATAGCTGACCAGTCTTGTCGTGGTAGTGATTTCCAGAAGGGAATATCAGTTCCTCGAACATGGCGGTCAGGAAGTTGGTTACTATTGAATTTCCTGCTAGGGCATAGAGTTTGCTCTTGCAGATGATGAGTTGACCAGACTTCTCCTTGCTCAGGAGTTTGTCTATGTCAGTTTCGTGTACTCCCATCAGTCGGAAGCAATCTCTTGGAGTGTACTTCCTGATTTGGATGGAGTATCGCTTTCCGTTGGGAGCGGTATGAATGATTTCTTTGTTCATGATGGTTACGAATGTCATGTTTGACGTATCAATGGTTGTCTTGATGGTAGGGGAGATACCTTGCATTACTGCTTGGTTGTATATATCGAGAACTTGACCACCTACATCAGGTTTCACCTTCCCCGATAGGAGCAGGGATTTCATTCTCTTTCCTCCTGTTATCATATCTCCTTGACGATTAAGAATAGTGGTATGCAGTTACCTCCGTGACCCATAGCAGAATTGAGAGTAGGAGAGATTCCCTTGGTGGAGTAGACTCTGGTCTGCTGCTCTATTCTGCCTTTGATTTGGAGGTTTGCTAGCTTTATAATTTTGTCGCACATTAGCTTACTCTTTTGATGATTAAGACTCCACCTTTCGGATAATGAGCGGTGTCTATGAGGTTCATGATACTTATCATAGAGAAACTGGCTGTGACTGCTACAGAGCATCCGACAGCCGTTTTCGGTATCGCTATCTTCTGGGTAGAGTTTTTCGATTGATTCATTGATGTCTGCTTTTGTGAGATACTTTTCGAGAAGTGGCTGTGATAGAAAGTATTCTGGAGATACGTTGTCTTCCAAGATGTCCTCAACCGTAGTCTCTAACTTGATAGGTGAAGGGAAGTGATACTCTGGGTTCGGCTCGTCTTCTGTGCGTAGGATGGAGATAACGAAGATACGTTCACGATTTTGTGGGATTCCGTAATCTTTGGCATTCAGTACCTTGTAGAAGGAGGTGTAACCGAAAGAGTCGAGGTCTCTGATGTACTGGAAGAAGTACTTCCTCATCTTCTCTGTGAGTAGACCTTTCACATTCTCTAGCATCACATACTTCGGTTTCTTTACCGCTAGCATTCTCTTCTCCTGAAAGATAAGGGATGAGCGTGTGCCGCTGCCTTCATCTGCTCCTTGGCGAAGTCCTGCATTTGAGAAGTCTTGGCATGGAGAAGACCAACTGATGAAGTCGAAGTTGGGAACCTCGTTCCAGTCTATCCTAGTCACGTCTCCGAAGTTAGGTATGTCTCTCCCGTGTAGTAGTCCGTATGCTTGGATGGCTGATGGTTCTATCTCTGAGTAGCCCACTACCTTGAAGTCGAACTCAGGATGCTTATCTTTGAGGTACTTGAAGGCTAGGCTCTGACTGCCATACCCAGCGAACGCCTCAAAGACTCTGAGAGGATGCTGCTTGTTGTACTTGCTGATTGCTATCATTTTGGTAAACAGATTTGTGGTTTATGGATTCCATTGGATGCCCAAGCGTTCCATTGTTCCGTTGTCACGATATATCTCCAACTGCTTTCGACATAGGCTATGAGGATTCTTTTGCAGAAGCTCTATCATTCCTATGATGCGTGTCTTGAAAACGTTGTCCTTATCCGCATTTGTTACGTTCTGTTCAGCCTTCGTCTTTGCGATGAGTTGGCTGATTTCGGAAGGGTTCTCATTGACGGCTGCTGGCGGTGGTGTTGCTCCGATGAGTTCGTCTTCCCAACCTCGCTGGTTGAGAAAGGTTTGGAAGTTCTTTCTGTACTGCTTGTCGGGTTGGGAGATTACATATAGAGGAATGTACTCTATAGCTGCCTTGCGGTCTTTCTGGCTCATAGAGTTCCACTTCTTTTCGAGTTTGGCTTTGCAGCCTACCTTCTTTTCGTATAGGTTCCATGCTCTCTCAAAGGTATATTCGTCTTTGACTTCCTTTGGTGGAGCAGTAATCTTATAGCCATTCTCTTCTAGAAGCTGGATGGCTTGTTTGATTTCATCTGTCATAGTTCACCATTTAAATAATTGTCGATTGCTTTCATAAACTCATCTATAGAGCGGACGATGATGTACTTGCCACCATGCCGTTCTACTTCAAACTGGAATACCTTCTGTTCGGGTTCCTGCCTACCTTTCGGTGTTTTATTTTCGATGCAGAGGAAACCGTACTGGGAGGTGCGCTTCAGGAGCAGCATATCAGATACTCCTGCCTTCATGCCTTCTTCTTTCAGCCATGCGGCTTGTCGGGAGGTTCGCTTGCCACCATTAGGAACGGCAAAGAAGACACCTTCAAGGTCAGGATATACCCCACGGATATACCTGACCTCTGCGGCTTGCAAGTTGTGCTCATCATAGGATGAACGCTTGCGTATCTTCTTGCCTTCCTGCTCTAGCTTAGCTTTGATTTCAGCGTAGCTTGCCATTACCAACCAGTTGAGAAAAGGTCTCTGAGAGATTCTTTACCCATCAAGTGGATGGCTTCATGGGCTAATTTCTCAGTCTTGAAGTATACCATTGATGAATAGCAAGGGTCGTGGTCGTTGTTGTGAACGCTGAAATTGTAATACTCATTCTCATCATCTTTAAGAATTACATCACCACCATTGAAGGAAATATAAAACTTGTCTTCTTCTATATCCCAAAAATCTGGTTTCCAATCACCATTGAGATACTTGGCGATGTTCATCAACTTGTTGAAAGCAATCAAACGTTTAGCCTGAGCCTCGCTTGTGCAGTTGTCAATATCTTTGTAGGAGAACTTGTCTGCTGTTTCTGACATGATAATTCTATGACGAACAAAGTACTCTTTCTTATTCAAGAAGAGTTCCTTGCAAACATCATCATAAGTGATAGGCTTGCCTTCTCCTGCATCTGTAGGATTCTCGTCTCCTTCAATCTTCTGACGAACCATCAACTTACCATCCTCATCGAAGAAGAACTGGAGATTATCAGGGATAGGGTACTCTACTGCCGAACCATCACTAGGAATGCGCAACTTAGATAAGGTTGCCTTTCCGTTGTTAATGTTGGTAACGTCTTGATTGCTGATTCCTTCTGCATGAATATCAGGAGTCTCCTCGTTATTCTCTGCCATCTTCTTGGCAATCATATCTACTCCTTTGCCAAGGATTGCTCCGAAAAGCATCTGTGCAAATGGTGGTAACTCTGGGGTGTTGTTGCTCTGACGATTACGTCTGTTGTTGCGCTTGTTGTTTCTACGTGTCATATCAACTATAATTTTGTAAAATGTTATTAAACTCGTCTTCTGTAACACCATCTGCATAGAGTATCGTGAGGATGGTGTCTAAGACTCTACTATATACTTCATTGAAGGCTGGCTCATCCATCTTGGCGAAGGAGATAGACTTGGCTCTCTCCAAGAACTTCTGTCCGTTGAGGTCGTAAAGCGGTTCGCTGAATCCTGATGTTATCAGAAGCTGCTCACGGAATGTGTCTATTGAGCGGAGGTTGGTGCGCTGCTGCTCGGTGAGACTATCCCATGCCGCTCTGATAAGGGAGAAGAACTTGCGATGAAACTTAATGTTCCTTGGTCGAACTATGTTCGCCTTGACGATGGAACCAACCTTTATTTTTTTCATTTCCTCGTAATCATCATCCGTGTAGGGGCGAAGACCAGTGGAGGTTCTTACTAGATGGATTTCCATACCTTATATATTATTGGTTTGGGGCAGGGAAGGGAAGACCCTGCTGCTGACCACCTGCATATTGATCGTTCTGCTGAATAGGTTGACCGCTTGCATTAACCTGAGGGGGAAACTGCTGTGGCTGGCTCAGAGGTATTGGCTGCTGCTGTGGTTGGTAATACCCACCAACTGGCTGAGGTGCTGCGCAAACCTGAGCTTTCGGCTGGGCATTTAGTCGTTCTACCTTCCAGCAGTCCAACTGATTGAACCAACGTCCTTCCTTAGACTGGCGTGCCTTCAATCCGATGTGGGCGGTGATGATTTCTCCTAACTGAATGTTGAACTGCTGCAACTTGTCTGAGCCATATACTGAGATAACGGCTCTTGAAGGGTACTGCTCGTTCAACTCTTCGATAGTGTATTCACAACTGCTCCATTGTGTTCCGTTTTGGGAAGTTCCCATTTGAACTTGCCCTGCTGCAATAATTTTGCCTGTAAATTTTACGTTCATATCTATACTTAATTAAGTTTGATTCTTATTGACGGCTTGGAGATACTGACTTTTGTTAATTTCTCGTAAGCATTTGGATATTTCTCTTTGAAGAGTTTCGTGTCGAGCGTTCTCTTAGTTGTGCTCTCAACATAAGAGTAGGAGGCGAACTGAGTCTTGATGGATTTCTGCTTGTTGTCTTCCATCATTTTCATTATCTTTTCCTTCAACTCATCCTGCTTAATCTTCAGGGCATCCACACGAGCGGTTATCAATCTGTATTCCTGCTCTAGGGCTGAAAACTGCTCAGGAACTTCCACCTTATATTGGTACTCTGCATCATCAGCGAGATAAGCGTTGATTAACTCGTCTATCTGCTCATCTGATACCCTAGGGAGCGGCTGGAACTTGCTCTGTCCGTTCTTGAACCACATGCAGACTATCTCCTTCACCTTCAAGTCTGGATTCTGCTCCTCGAACCATTTTGCATAGATGGATAGCTGGAGAGATACGTTGTCGTAGTGAAGAGTGGAGGTGCTCTTGTAATCTACCAGATAGATGTTGCCTTCCTTGTCGGTAAATACTCCATCAATGGCAGATGCGAAGTTCTCACCATCTGTAACAAGATACTCGGATGCAACATAGTGTAAGTCGAATGCGACTAACATATTATGAAAGGCTTGAAGCTCTTCCGTAGGGTTCGGGTACTTCTTGATGTCGGCATCGAAGATGGAGCAGAAGGTTTCAAACGTATTGTGGATAAGACCTCCTCGCTCTGCTGCCTTCTTCAATACAGACTCTGGAATATTCTTGTAGGTGTCGGGGAAGGCTTTCTTAATAAGCGTTCCGGTCACACCTTTCAGTTCCTTCTTGCCTAGGAAGTACTGGTGAGATTCCTCAATGAATGTAACCTTTGGCACATTCAGAGTGATTTTCTTTGTTGCTGTTGCCATATTATTGTATACCTAATTGTTTCTTCTTGGCTGATACTGCTTGCATGAACTGAGCGTTAGAGCAGAGCGGCTGGTAATGCTGAATTACCCACAACAGATTATCCTTGCTAACACATCTGCTCAGGTAACTCAATCCTTCGTTCAGGTCGTTTGGGTGGTACTGAGGGGATGCTGTCTGCTGGGCGGCTGGCTGCTGAGTCTGTGTCTGCTGCTGCGCTGCCTGATGCTGCACATCGTTGGTAGTATCAGAATCAGCATTATCATCAATAGCAAAGAGACCGTTGAGGGCATACTTTCTAGCGTAAGAAGATGATGCTCCAGTAATCTGACTGCCATCCATACCTTTCTTGGTTTCCTCTTCTCTAGCCCAACCAGTGGTTGTTTCAAACTCGCCCTTCTCGTTCTTGATTGTAGCGGTAGCCTTAACATAAATGCGGTTGCCTACCATCACAATATCATCTGTAATGGTTAGCGTGCATTTCTGCTTGTTGAGCAAAGGCTTGACAGCTTCTAAGATGTCCTCAGCCTTGCGATACTTGTAGCCACCGAATTTGTTGAACTGGCTCTTCGGGGCTTTCAGTTCCGACTGAATTGCGATAAGTTCTTTCATATCTTATATGTATTAAGTTGTTATTGATATTTCCATTGATAGTAACTGCATCTGTAGCCACCATCTGGGTTCTTATTCGGGTTGTCACACATGGTCAAGAAGACACAATCGTGACAACTATTTGCTTTATATCTCATATTGTATGGTTTAAATATTCAAATTAAAAACCCCACGGTTCTCACGAATGGTGGGGAATGACAAATTTTAGTATAACCTGAGCGGTCGCTACCGCAATGCAAAAAACTGCTAATGTAAAATGTAAAATGTAAATATATTAAAGTCTGTAATTTCTATCCATAAAAGGAGGGGCTGCTAAATGTAATGAGAAAACAGCCACCTCCGTGGAGCGACATCTATACAATCTTGCCGGATGCTGAATCGCTCCTTGGTTCCCTTCTGCATTCATGGAGGCTTAGGACTCCCAGCACTAGTAATCGCACATATTGTGATATATCTGATTTATATAAAATAACCAATTAAACTTGAACCGAATAGAAGAAAGAAAGCGTGCTGGCTGCATTAGAACCGATTTGTAGTTGTGCGCTCCTACCTTTAGATGCTACCTTATTATATAAGGGTCACGGCATCAGGTCTGCTTCTTCACAAGTGAACTCCAAGTTTTTCCAAATTCCACCTATCAGGTGTATGTACTCGCTTGCCACTTCCACGTCTAAGCACCATCTGTGGTTAATGATGCTCCTTTTGGGTACGTGTACCTCTCTAGGAAGGTTTATCCTATCCGATATAAAGCCTTGGAATCGGGCTATATGGGGCGCAAGGTGGGACTCGAACCCACGACCTCGAAGGCTCATGAACCTTCATACTCTACCAACTGAGTTACTTGCGCTGAACTTAAAACATGTAAAATTATAACGACTAAAGTTATAGTGGAGACTGGGAGTAGCAAACTCCAAAAAACCTCTGCTGTTTTCAATGACTGAAACATTATAAGACTTAACACATTAATAACTTAATACTAAACTAAATATGTGAGGTTCAATCTCCATATATCTTACTTGCCTACCTCCTTGAAGTAGGAGTGGATTTCCTTAACGGCAACAGCGAAAGCGATTACGCTAGCTACCAACATTACATCTGCTATCATAAGTTTGTCTGTTTAATGGGTAAAACAATAGGCTGCTGCCTCTGATTTCAACTCTGCCATGCTCTTCCTTCGATTCTGAGTCATCCACTCTTCCAACTCGCTCTTTTTAAAGTAGAGTCGGTTGACGTTTGGTTTATAGCAAGGAATGATGCGGTTCCTGACGTTCTCTCTCACTCCTCTAACCGTCATTCCAAGAATGATTGCAGCTTCATTAATGTTGAGCACATTCTTTGCAGCTATGAGCGAATACTGCTCTATGCGGTCTAGCTGCTCTTTAATCTCTGGGTCTATCATATCAGTTGAATTTGATGGTTTGTTGACTGACACTAGCTGCCTTGACTGGCTCTGTTCCACCAGTGCCCTTATCGCTGGGAGTGTTCTCCTGCTCTATTAAGGGGAGAATGCCCTTCGCTTTGAGTGATTCATATAGGAAGATTCTTCCCTTGGTTGTCCACTCGGTGTTGTACTTCACATCGTGTCGACCATCACTTCTTAGTATATCTACCGCTCTGCTGTGAACGTAACCACCAGTGAGGAACTTTCCGTACAATATCCACTGACCTCGAACCTTATGTTGGATTCTCATAGACTCCAACTCCTTGTTTAACCTCATGGCACTCATTCCGTAGTCCTGAGCAATCTGAGTAACGGTCATTGTGGCATTACTCTGCAAGATTTTATCGTAGTAGCTTACCTTAGGCAGCATTTCGGTAATCTTGTTGCCGAGTTCCATGTTCGTCTTGCTGATAGTGACGATTTGCTCCTGCTGCTTCTTATTTTCCAAAGCTAGCTGCTGTTTCTCCTCCTCAGCCTTGACCAGAGATTTGAGAGCTTCGAGATAGTTCTGAGGAACGGATGGCTTCTGATGTTGCTCCTCCAGTTCCTTCCATCGTTTAATCAACTTGGCTCTCGCTTCATCGTTGAACTTGGTGGCGATGTAGAGACATTCTTCTTTGTTGAGAGAGTAGCAAGGTCTATCTTGGTTATTTTCATCCTTGTAAGACCCGAGGGCAAATTTTCCCTCGGCTACTTTTTCCCAAGCTGGCTCCATCTTTCGGATGGATTTCATCACATCAGCATGACGCTTGCCAGTAATCTCTGCAATCTGTAGTGATGTCATTCGGTCACCATCTACAATAGTTGAAATTTCATTCATAGGATTCCTCCATTTTTTAAATCGGGCGGTAGTGTATGAAACAGAAAGTGACAAATTTTCATTTTATACATTATTATATCTACCGTTGCCCGATTGTTGTTTTTATTTTGTACCTTTGCAAGTGACAAATTTTTATTTTAACTTAATTCAATTTCGTATGAAACAGCAAAAAGTAATTATGTTCACCTATCAGACAGATAACTTGGATGAGTTGAACGAAAAGATTAATTCTCGTATTGACAAACTAAATGCTAACAAATGGAGAGTTGTAAGTATCTCTTCTTGTAATAGCACTATCTTTACTAATGGTCTTGCACCATTAAACCAAGTTACGGTCTTCCTACTTGCGGAAGAATCTTAATAATGTCTCTGCGTCTTCTATAGAATATGTTCTTTCTATGATTCCGTAGTTATTATCATCTATCCATCCTGATTTTGTACTTTCGGATGAACAGATACAGAAGATTCTAAGATTCCATTCCAATATTGGCGACCTGTATATCCATTGAAATATTGTTTCAAAATCTACACGGTTGCCAATATTCTGATACAACCGATACCTCAGCCATGTTCTGAATAATCTCTTAATCATATTCACCTCCTTCCTAATAGAACACTACCTTATCGGTCTTAACTCCTCCGAACTCATTCAAGGCATCCTGCCTGATGCTTTCGGCTTGCCTGCTCTGACTTCTAAAACCTAGAGCGTTGTAGATGGTTTCCCTTCGGCATCCATATCGCTCAGCAAGTTTTTTACGTCCTTCGGGCGAAACTTTGATAATTTTTATCTTTTTTACTTGCATATCTTAATTTTTTGTTGTACTTTTGCTTTTAATAAATAAGCATCTTGTTGTTTACGAGTGCAAAGATAAGCAAATCCGCCTAACTAACCAAATATTTTTGGGAAAAAGTTATCCTGATTTGCATAGTTTAAGTATGGTTTAAATATGTAAAATGTATGGAAATAACTGTGTATCAAAGAATTAAAGCGTATATTGATGATAATCGTATATCATTGAATGCTTTGGCAAAAACGCTTAACATGAATCAATCTACGGTTCTTAGGCAAGTTAAAGGCGAGCAGACGTTGTCTTCTACGTTGGTAGAAAACTTCCTAAAAGCCTACCCAGATGTGTCTGCTGAATGGTTGATGCGTGGTGTTGAACCTATAGGACTAGGCAAAACTGCCGAATATATTGCAGAAAAGACTAGCGTAGATTATGCTGCTGATGCCATTCATCCTAAAGAATCAGATTCTGATGATTCTGTATGGAAGGCTAAGTACGAAGAGTTAGAGAAACGCTATGACCAGCTATTGTCTATCTTGGGCGGTGGCATGAGACAAGCAAATGTTGGATAATTAAAATGTGGTAGGTATGATTACAATTAAACCAGATTATTCGAAGAATCCAAAATGCTATTATTGTGGCAAGAAACTGGCAGTTGAAGGGTCAGAATACAAGGAAACTATGTATTCTGTTACTAAGGAGTATCTTATAAATGTTATGTGTAAGTATATAGAAGCTAAGGTTTTTATACCAAGATGCAAGGAATGTGAAAAGATTCATGATAGGGCAGATATTCCTTCTTGTTTGTTTTTTATAGTTGCGTGGTGTGTTATTGCATATCTGTTTTATGACCATGGAGGTTGGACAGATTCTGTGTGGATGGTGTTGTTTGGGATAGTTCTGACAACTATATTTTCGTCAATTATAGGTTTTTTACTTGGGTATATTCCTCGTATTATAATCTCCGTGTTTATGTATAAAGGTAGGGATGAAGGTGACACACGTAAATACAGACCTATAAATATTTTAAAGCAAAGTGGGTTTAGTTTTGATAAGCCACATCCAAATACTGTATTGGACGAACAGGTTCTTAAAAAGGATAAATTTGTTCATGGCTTAGATGATATTTGCAACAAGTGTAATTGCATAGTAAGTGGTGACGGATTTAATATGATACCTACGTCTGTTACTGCTAAACGAGTTGAAAATTTGCCCAAAAAGTCGGACTCAAAGAAAATTTCGTCTGGGCTTTCCGAGATTGCGAAAGAAACTAACGAGGATTTTGCACAGAAATGGGAGAAAATAACTGGTATCAAGCGAAATGAAGGGGAGTCTGCTTGGAAGTATATGATGAGAGTTAAGCCATATAAGGATAAAATAATAGCTTTGCAACGTAAGCAACAAGAACTGGAGCAAAAATTGAAAGCAGCAAAATCAAAGTCTGTCTTGTCCTGGAAAAAGTTGACAGGGTATAAATCAACTTAAAGATAAGAAAAA